TCACTGGTGGCCAGGAAGCGCTCGATATTCGTTGGGTGCATGGGGCGCGATTCAACCTCGATTCGAGGGGCTTGTGGGGAAGCTTGCGATGGGCGTGGTGCCTATGCGTTTCCCGTCGTTCAGGCCGTTGAAACCAACGCGTTGTTGCCCGATTCATGCGAACGGGGTAAGGGTATGGAAGGCCTTCGCTGCCCGGGGGCTGCCCGCGCGCTGCCCGAGTCGATTTTTCTTGACGGTCATGAGCGTGTGCGAACAATGGGAGGCTTCCTCTGCAAAGGAAGTGGCCATGGCCCTGGATCTCGACACCCTCCTCGCGCTCGTGAGTGACGGCACGGGGGACAAGCATGCGGCGGCCGAGGCGCTGGGGATCCAGGCCAAAGCCATTCGTCTGTGGCGCACGGACGAGGAGGGGCGGGTCGTCTCGCGGCGCGTGACGGACGCGGTGATCGCGGCGATGGTGAGGCAACGCTGGGCCCTCATGAAGCAGCGCAAGCGCCCGGATCCGCTGCCCGTGGAGGTCATCGACGAGCTCCTCAGCCTGGAGGGGTTGAAGGGCATCGAGGCGGACAAGTAGGCGGCCGTGATGGCCACCGACATTGAGCAGGCGGTCGAGGCCGCCTTCACCCGGTTCGCCCTCGTCTATGGGACGCACGCCATGAGCCGCATGTGGCTGGGCCAGGATCTGCCGACCGTCAAACGGGCGTGGTGTCATGAGCTGCGCGGCTTCACGAGCCTGGACGTCATCTGGGCGATGGATCACTTACCCCCTGAGGGTATTCCGAACCTGCTGCAATTCAAGGCCCTTTGCCAGCGCCGGCCCGAGCCAGCGCTCCTCGCCTTGAAGGGGCCCCAGGCGGATCCTGCGCGCGTGGCGGCCGTGATCGCGGAGCTGCAGAGGCTGAAGGCCGTGCTCACGAATGGCAACCGCGCCACCGATTGGCAAGTGAAATTAATTGAACGCTATCGGCGCGGGGACAAGGGGTTGACCTTGCACCAGCGCCACATCGCCGAGGAGCTCCTGGAGGCGCGTCGAGCGCGGGAGAGCCGTGATGCCTGAGCGGCAGCCGTTGAGGGTGGCGGTGAGGCCCGACCAGCTCGCCCAGGCGCTTGCGACGATGACGCCGATCCAGGTGGGTGCATTCATGCAGCTCGTGCTCTGGATGGCCATCAACGCGTCACCCCTGCCGGGTGAGCTCCAGGCCTGCTGCGAGATCGTCAAGGCGCGCTCGAATGAGGCCCGCAGGACGGTGGCGGAGCTGACCGGGTTGGATCCTGTCGGGCTGTCTACGGTAGACGGTCACGGTAGACAAAATCTGTCTACGGTAGACGAGTCTGTCTACGGTAGACGTCACGGTAGACAAGGGGTGGCCTTTGAGGGTTCACCCGAAGCTGGGTTAACCTTGAGGAGCGATAGGGCGTGGGGTATTGACCCAATCAGCGCTGAGAGCATCGCGGCCCACGAGCGCCGAGTGAGGATGGAGAAACAACAACGCTACCGTGCGAAGAAGGCCGCGAGGTCGTCTACGGTAGACGAGGAGCAGGCGGTCGACGGCAGACTCGCGGGCGCAGGGAATTCAAAGGAATACAGGAATACAGAGAATACCGAAGAGCGTGTACTCCTCCCTTCGGTCGTCGCACACGCCGTGCGCGCGCGCGAGGGCGAGCATGTGCGCGAGGGCGAGGCCGGCGATGCTGGCGAGCTCGGAACGGCCGCCGGCCGGCGCCGCGGAGAGGCCCTGAAGGCCATGCGGGCATGCGGCCTGACCGGCATCAACGGCCTCCACCCCGAGTTCCTCGCCCTCCTGGCCACGGGCATCACGGACGACGAGCTGCGCTGGGGCGCCGAGGATGCGGTGGCCAAGGGCAAGGGCTTCCCGTACGCCGTGGCCGCCCTCCTGCGCTCGCGCCAGGACGCCGTCGCGGGTACCCCTGCACCCATCCCCTCGGAGCGCCCTCTCAGCGCCTGGGAGGCCCGCGCCAGGGAGCTCGCCGGCCCGTCAGCCATCGGCTACAAGCCGCCAACGTAAAGGCCACAGTGTCGTATGCACTGACATCCAACGCGTTGGATGCTTGACGAATCAACGACTTACGCTCACAGTCGCGGACTATGCCCACCCCCCTGGTGTCATCGCTGGTGCTCACGCCCTCCCGGCGCTCCTCGGCGCACACCCCCGGCATGCCCCTCGGCAGCCTGGGCGATGGCAGCAACACCGCGACCGCCGACGAGGCGCACCAAGGGGCCGGCGCTCAGGGCCGTGAGGAGCTCTCCGCGCAGTGCCCCCCTGGGGTACCCGAGGGCCTTGATGCCGGCCGGAATGGCCTGGGCGACCCCGAGGGGGGATCCGAATCGCCGGCCGGGGTCGGCCGGAAACAGGGCCCCTCCCCCGCACCTACCCCCTTTGAAAATCCTCACACGCACAGCGTGTACTTCGGTCTCCCCCTCATGCCCGGGCTCAACAGCCGCGAGCACCCCATGCGCCGCTCCCGTCGCGTCAAGCGCGAGCACCACGTCGTCGCCTGGGCTCTCCAAGCCGCCCGCATCCCCCACGACCTCGCTCCCTGCACGGTGCGCTTCACCCGTCACGGCACCCGTCGCATGGACGACGACAACCTCATCGGCGCCTTCAAGGCCGTTCGCGACGAAGTCGCCCACTGGCTCGGGGTCAACGACGGCGGCACCGCAGTCGCCTGGGACTACGCTCCTCAGCGCATCGGCCCCGGGCCCGCCACGGTCACGATCGACTTCATCGCTCAGAAGCATACGGGGTGAGGGTATGACCATCGACACAACCTCGACGCTTTGCCCCGCATGCCACGGCAAGGGTTGGCTCCGCCTCTCCACGGGGTGGCCCATCGAGTGCGACGACTGCACCCCCACGAAGACGGTCAAGGGCCGGGTCACCCTCGACAAAGCCAAGGTCGCCGCCCTCGAACGCGCTCGCAAGCCTCTCGAAACCGTGGCCCCGTGCCGCTACGTCGGCGCAGGCGCAACGCACCACTACGTCATCCCGGCCGATACGGAGTAGGGTATGGACACCAACGACGCCATCACCGAAGCGATCCAGCGCGATCATGACCGCCGAGGGTACGAGGAGTGGGTGAGGCGAGGCTGCCCTACGCACGACAACGCTTCAACGCCGCAACCTGTCCCCCCTCAACGCTCCGACCGTTTCTGGCGCGACTTGATGGGCATCGACACCCTCCTCGCCGAAGCGCTCAGGGCCATCACGCGCCTGGACTCCGAGCTCGAACCCCAGGCCCCCAACCTCGTGGCCCACCTCAGTGCCGCTCGCGAGTGTCTCGCTCCGCTCCTGCGCGAACTCGAAGCCCATACCTCACCCCGTACCCCTGACGACTCCGCCGTCCTGGTGGTCGAAGTGAAGACGGTCGTCTCCCAAGCCGAGGCCCGGCGCCGCGACCGCGAGCTCGCTCTGCAGATGGCCCAGAACCCGCAGGCGCTCCTGCGCCACAACGCCCTGGCCCAGGCCCTCGGGATCGGCCAGACCCGCATCGGGTGACCGCCATGCCCTCCACCAGCCCCGCCCAGGCGCGTCTCATGCAGGCTGCAGCGCACAACCCGGGCTTTGCGAAGAAGGCCGGCGTGCCGCAGACGGTCGCCCAGGAGTTCGTCGCCGCGGATAAGGCGAAGCTCGCCCAGGCCCTGCGCCAGGACGCGAAGAAATGACTGCCTCGGTCACCGCCTACACCCTCCTCGCCTACGTCTCCTTCGTGGCGGTGGGGTTCCTCCTCCTGGCAGGGCTGTGGAAGCTCCTGGCGCTCCTGTTCGACTGGCTGGATTAGGGGTACGGTGACGGGTATGTCCAAGAAGGGCAACTTTCGCGACTACCCGGAGGGCGGCTACAAGCTCCCGGTCAACCCCGAGCTCTCGCGTCGTGAGCATGCGAAGGCCGTCTCGGAGTCCCTCATCGTGTACATGCACGCCCGCATGGACTTGATGAAATTCTGGGACGAGCTGCGCCAACGGAACCCCTTCAAGTTCGCGGAGATGATGCTCAATCGCTTCCCCGACATGCTGCAGCCTCAGCACCAGCAGATCGCGATCCTCGTCCCCTCTTACCGCGAGATCCCGGCCACGCAAATCCCAGGCGTCCTGAACTCCCCCGTCCAGGGCCATGTCGCCGAGCGTGTGATGCCGGAGCTGCGCCTCGTGGAGACCATCGACGCCGATGACCCCGATCCCGAGGAGTCCACCTCGTGACCGAGACCCTCACCTTCGACGGCGGCTTTACCCCCCGGGCGTATCAGCGGCCCTACATGGAAGCGATGGACAGGGGCTGCCGGTTCGCCGTCTGGGTCATGCACCGTCGTGGCGGAAAAGATCGCACGGCCCTCGCCCAGGCCGCCCGCATGGCGGGTAAGCGCGTGGGGCTCTACTGGCACTGCCTCCCGACGCTGAAGCAAGCCCGAAAGGTCGTCTGGGACAACATCACGCGCGAGGGGCAAAACCTCATCACGCAGACCTTCCCCCCGGCCATCGTGAAGCGCAAGCTCGAAGACGAGATGAAGGTCGAGCTCGTCAACGGAAGCATCGTGCAACTGGTCGGCGCGGACAACTTCGACTCCCTCGTCGGCTCCAGCCCCGTGCACGTCACCTTCTCCGAGTGGGCCTTGACCGATCCGCGGGCCTACGACTTCGTGCGCCCGATCCTCAGAGAAAACGACGGCTCGGTGGCCTTCATCTTTACCCCCCGGGGGTACAACCACGGATTCAAGACGCTCCAGATCGCGCAGCGCCTGCCGGGCGCCTTCTGCGCCGTGATGTCGATCCGGGAGACGGGTGTCCTGACCGAGGCCGACATGGCCCTCGAACGCGCGATGGACATGCCCGAGGAGTTGATCCAGCAGGAGTACTTCGTCGACTTCGCTGCCGCCAACGTCGGGGCCATCGTGGGCCGGTACGTGAGCGCCATGGAGCGCGAGGGCCGGTTCATCACGAGTGATGTGGGCGCGCAGGAGCGCATCGTGGTCTCCTCGGACTTGGGCTACCGCGACGCCGCAGCCTTCTGGTGGTGGGTGCTCAGAGCCGGCGGCTTTCACCTCGTGCATTACGACGAAGCCTCGGGGCTCGACGCCGAGGAATGGGTGACGCGCCTGCAGGATGCCCCCTACCGCATCGACCACCTGTACCTGCCCCACGATGCCAAGGCCCGCACCATGGCCACGCGGTTTTCCGTCATCGAGACCTTCGCCCAGGCCTTCGAGTGCTCCATCGTCGCCCAGACCAAGGTGACCGACCGCATCAACGCCGCCCGCCGGATCCTGCCCCGGTGCACGATGGACGCCGACGCGTGTGCGCGCGGCCTCGAAGCACTCCGGGCCTGGAGCTACAAGTGGGACGAGGAGCGCAAGGTCTTCAGCCAGGAACCCAACCACGACTGGTCGAGTCACGGCGCGGATGCGTTCTCTTATGGCGCGCAGATGGTGCAGGAGTCGCTCCCGCTCCCCAAGCCCAAGCCCACCCCGGTACTCGATGGGGCTCACTACCCGTTCGCGCTCAACGACCTCTGGCGCAAGTGCCGCGGTCGGCGCGCGGTGAGGCTCTAAACCATGGCTGACACCCTCGCCACCGATCGCCTCGACGAAGAGGACGACGCCCCGCAAGCCCCCCCGGCGAAGGATCCGCTGACCGAGTCGCGCGACGAAGCGCGCCGGTGGTTGACGGAGCTCTCGGCCGCGAAGAAGTGGATGGACAAATTCACCAAAGCCGCCGAACGCTGCGAACGCGCCTACTTCGACGAGGGCCCCGACGGGCTCACGTTCGAGGACGACGAAGGCATGGGCAAGGTCAACTTGTTCTGGAGCAACGTCCAGGTCACCTGCGCGGCGATTTACGGGCGCCTGCCGAAGGCCGACGTCAAGCGCAAATTCGACGACTTCGACGATGACGTGAGCCGCGTGGCGGGCACCATCATGCAGCGCATCCTGAACGCCGACCTGGAGCGCGAATGGGACGACACCAACGCCGTCTTGCGTGACGCCGTGCAGGATCGATTCATCGTGGGGCTCGGTCAGGTCTGGTGCCGCTACGACGTCGAGATTGAACCCACCCCCGTCGACCCCAATACCCCACCCCCCATCGACCCCGCGACGGGTCAGCCGATCCCTCAGGAGCAGATCTCCAACGAGGAGGCCGAGGTCGACTACGTGCACTGGTCGGACTTCCGTTACTCCCCGTGCCGGCGCTGGCGGGACTGTCGGTGGGTCGCGAAGCGGGTCTACATGCGCAAGAAAAAGGTCATGGAGCGCTTCAAGCTCAACCCCGCGCAGATCGGTCAAGTCCCGTTCAACAACCGCACCCCCACGGGTTCCACCGGCTCCGCGGTGCGCGACGATGATGTCTTGAAGGCCACCCCCTACGCCCAGGCGGCGATTTGGGAGATCTGGTGCAAGGAAGACAACTATGTCGTGTGGATCGCCGAGGGCTGCCCCTTCGTCCTGGACAAGCAACCCGACCCGCTCCAGCTCGACGAGTTCTGGCCCTGTCCGCAGCCGATCGTGGCCACAACCCTCACGCGCTCGTTCCTGCCGCGCGCCGACTACGCGATGGCCCAGGATCTCTACCGTGAGCTCGACCGGGTCAATGCCAAGCTCTCGAACCTGACCCAGGCCTGCAAGGCCGCGGGGGTCTACGACAAGACGGCGGGCCCGCTGAAGGATCTGCTCGGGTCGGGTCTGGACAACACGCTGCTCCCGGTCGACAACTGGTCGGCGTTCGTGGAGCGCGGGGGCATGAAAGGGGTGATTGACTGGCTGCCCATCGAAGCGTTCGTGAACGCCATCAATCAGCTCTCGCAGAGGAAGGCCTCGCTCGAACACGACCTCTACGAGGTGCTGGGCTTGTCCGACATCATGCGCGGGGCGAGCGTGGCGAGCGAGACCGCAACGGCCCAGCAGCTCAAGGTGCAGTACGGGGGGGCGCGGTTGGCCAACCTGCAAAACGAGGTCGCCCGGTTCGTCTCCGAAGTGATGCGCATCCGCGCCAACATCATCGCCAACCACTTCCAGCCCGAGACGCTCGTCAAGCGCTCCCTCATCGATCGCACGCCCGACGCCGAGCTCGCGCAACCGGCCATTCAGATGCTGAAGGACTATGGGACGTCGATGTATGCGATCACGGTCACCGCGGACTCGCTCGCCGCGCCCGACTGGGCCCAGGAGAAGGAAGCCCGCACCGAATTCCTCGGCGCCGCCTCCAACTACATCATGGCCGCGGGCCCCGTGACGAAGGACTCACCCATGGTGGGGTCGTTCCTCATCAAGCTCCTGCAGTGGGCTGCCGCTGGCTTCAAGGGCGCCTCGACGATCGAAGGGGTGCTCGACCAAGCGGCCAAGCAGATGGAGGCCCAAGCGATGGCCCCGCCTCCCCCGCCTCCCCCGCCGACCCCCGAGGATCAAAAGAACCTCGCCCAGGCGGACGAGTCCAAGGCTCTCGCGGTCAAGCACGGCGCCGAAGCGGAGCGCACGAAGAAGGAAACCAACCTCATCCCGCCGATTCAGTTTCCCGAGCCGGCCCCGCCCGGCGGTGCGCTCCCGATGGGCCCAGGTGGGCCGCAACCGGGAGGCCCGGGAGGCCCCGCGTTCGATCCGGCGGCGATGGGGGCAGGGGTGCCTGGGGGCCCCGACATGCCCGCCATGCCGAGCTCGCCCATGCCCACCAACGGCCTGCCCAACGCCCCCATGCCCGGAGGCCCGCCGTGAACGAGGCCGACCTCTCCTGGCCGGAGGATCCGGGGTTTCACGTGGTGCGGCGCACGCGCGACGCGATGGAGGATGTCTACGTCGAGGCCCAGGCCTCCCTCGCCCTGGCGGGCACCAAGCGCGAGCGCTATGGCCGGCTCCCGGGGCGCGACCCCGAGCTCTGTGCGCAGCTCAATGCCGACGTCACCGCGGCCCAGGAAGACTGCGACGCCGCCCGGGAGGCCCTCGTCAACGCCCAACCGCAACCCCAGACCGGGCCGCCCCTGGTGGAGTAAATACGGTGCCCACCTATACCTTTCGCTGTCCGACCTGCGGCTACGTGACCGACGTCATCGCCTCGATTCGCGACTATGCACGCGAGGACTGGCAAAAGCCCCGCTGCCACGACGCCGACATGGAGCGCTTTTTCACCACGCCCGACCCGATGGCCGCGCTCGACCTCCTCACCTCGGACGCGATCTACGACGGGCTGCGGGCCCAGGACGGCACCGACATTTCCACGCGCTCCAAGCACCGCGAATACATGCGACGCAACAACCTCACCACGATCGACGATTTCACCGAGACCCTGAAGCACGCGGCCCAGGAGCGCGAGGCGCGCATGGCGGGGGAAGACCCGGCTCGGGTTCGCGACATCGTCGATGCGGTGCGCAAGCTCGGAGGCTGACATGGCCGACATTCGCGACTTCATCGAAGCCCTGCGCGATCAAGCGGCGGGCCTGAAGGACGCCGCGGCCACCGTGGGGACGGGCATCGTGCTCGCGCCCTTCAAGGGCCTTTACGGCCTGGGCAAGCTCGCCACCTCAGGCGATGTCGGGGAGGCCGCCAAAGCCATCGAAGACACCCACGGCACGGGCGAGACGCCGCAGACCGAAGAGGGCCGGCAGTACCTGGAAAACTTGGGCGAGGGGATGCACAAGGTGGGCGAGCTCGCGCGCCCGATCACCGTCCCCTACGAGGCCTGGGCCATCAAGCATCCGGCGCTTGCCGCGGGCGGCGAAGCCGCTGCCAGTCTCATCCCCATCGGGCGCACGCGCGAGGCCCTGGTGCAGGGGGCGAAGTCCGCTGTCGAGGCCGCGCGTCCCTTGGCTCGCGAAGCCGTCCTGGCCGCGGCACTCCGTCAAGACGCCCCCGAGCTCTCCGGGGTGACCCGTCGAGCCAAGGCCCCGGCGGCTGCCCGGGTGCGCACGCGCGAAGAACCCGACGAGCTCCCAACGGTGCCGACCCTGCGCCAGACCCTCGAAGCCGCGGCGCGCGAACGCGACCCGCAGCTCGCCCTGCCTGGGCTGGAACCCACCCTCGTCGAGCGTACCCAGAATGCCGAGCGCACCCTCCAGGGTGCGCAGGCCCGCGCACGCGCAGAGAGTCGACGCATGGAGAGTCCGGCCGGTACGCGCGCGCGTGACTCAGACCTCCCCTACAGCGCCACCTTCGAGCCTCCTCTCCCTGAGGTCACCCCCGAGACGCAATCCGCCCTGGCCGACGCGCTGCGCGCGGAGCGGCAAGCGAATTACGACGAGATGCGGGCCCACGTCGACGACCTGCGCCGCGCACGCCACCCCGACGAGACCCTGGAGGATGCGCTCGACCGGGAATATCAGGTGCTCTCGGGCAAGCACACCCTCGCCGAGCTCGCGCCGCAGCTCGACCGGCCTCACGCCGAATTCGTCGACGCGATCACCGCGCCCGACGTCCAGCAGACCAAGGTCAATCGCTTGAACGACGCGCAGCGTTTCATGGCTCGCGCCGAGGAAGAGGCCGCCTACCGTCCGACGCCCGACTGGGTTACCCAACTCACCACCGACCCCCGCTATCAGCGCGCGATGCCCCGGGGGGTTGCCGAGCCGCTGGACACTGGGCGTTCGCCCGGCGCGAGTCAGCGCTGGTGGGAAAACCAGTTCCCGCCCCCCGATCCGCGCGACACGGTCAAGGCCTTCCTGCGCGAGATCCGCTCGCAACCGGCCGCCTTCCAATACGGTGCCGAGCCGCCGGCGCACGTGCGCTCACTCGAAGACTTCGCTCGGCACTTCGGTGAGCAGTCGGGCACCCCCATTGACGTGGAGTGGACAGACGCGGAGCCGTCGTTTTACGAGACCGAGAAGACCCATGGCCGGGGCGAGATCATGCGCGACCAATACGGGGACTACAAGGAGAAGCCCAAGGAGCACGAGCGCGGCGACGTCCCCATGTACGACGAATATGGCGCGGTGAAGAAGACCAAGGAAGGCCTGGACGAAGAAGGCAACCCCGTGCTCGTGAAGCGCGAGGCCGAAGGGGGTGAACCCAAGCGCGACCGCTATGGTGACCAGCAGTACCGTTTCATCAAGAGCCAGGGCGGTGAGGTCGTGCGCGACGAGCGCGGCCGGCCAAAAATGGAGGAAGTCGAAGACTACGACGCCGAGCCGCAAGGGAGTGGCTTCACGCTCACGGCGAGAGACCCCAAGACCGGGCGCACGGGCTACATCGAAACGGTGGACTGGCCTGAGGATCCGACGACGACGGCGACGCAGGCCCAAGGGCATGGTGCCTTGCTTTACCAGACGATGTTTGGCCACGCCGCGCGCGAAGGGATCGACCTGCCCAACCAGACGAACCTGTCGGCCGCCAACCAATTGCGCCTGTTGTCCAACGCCCTGGCCACCGACGCGCGCATGGGCCGCAATCCGCGGGGCCTGCTTGGCACCTCCTCGGGAGATCGCCCTCCCGCGCAGAAGCGCGGCGACCGGCTCCCGGCCGAAGGCCCCGAAATCTGGCGCGCGCTCACGGGCGAGGCCGAGCACCGGCTCAAGACCTATGCGCCCAAAGCGCCGCCCATCGAGTTCACGCCGGAGGGCTTCACCGCGGGGGGTGAGCCAATCGCGGCCCCGGACATCCGAAAGAACCTGCGCACCTACTCCCCTCACTTTGATGCCGACCCATGGGACGCCCGGGAGCGCAGAGGGCAAGTGACCCAGAAGACCCTCATGCAGTCGGCGCTCTATCGCTGGCTCGAACAGGCCAGTCCCGAGGAGGCGAAGAAGGTGGCGAGCTCCTGGGCGAAGTACGGGGCCCCGCTGTTTGGCCTCGGCGGCATCGGCCTCCTGGCCGATCAGATGCGGCAAGACGCGCCCGAAACCGATTAACCGATTAACCGATTCACGTGAAACATCATGGCCCAGACCAACGACGACCTCGACACCTCGCCCAGCATCGCCCCGACCGAGGAGGCCGCCGAGCCGAGTTTGCGCGATACCCTCGACGCGGCTTTCGAGGAGGCCCCCACGGACGAGGTGCGTGAGCAGTCCGAAAGCGCTGCGGCCCAACGGGCCCGGGACGAGCTCGGGCGCTTCGCGCCCGGCAAGGCCCCTGGAGGCCCGCAGGAGACGCGATCGCCGGTGGCGCGGGGGATGGCAGGCCAGCAGGGTGCTGCAGCGCCCCAGGAGGCCAAGCCGCCTGCGAGCTGGACGCCCGCCGAACGCGAGCACTGGAATGGGCTCCGACCTGAGGTCAAGGCGGCCATTGCGCGCCGCGAGAGTGAGATGGGGCGGGTGCTGCAGGAGGGGGCGAGCCACCGGCAGGCGGTCGAAGCCGTGCAGGGGCTCCTGCAGCCTTACGAGATGATCTTTCGCCAGGAAGGGGTGGCCCCCTTGCAGGCGGTCGACTACGTCATGCGCAAGGCCGCGGAGCTCCGCGTGGGCACGCCCGGGGCCAAGGCCGCCCTGATTGCGGAGTTGATCGATACCCACGGGATCTCCATCGAGATGCTCGACACGCTGCTCGCGCACAAACTGCCGATCCAGCAGATGCAGATGCAGCACGCGCAGCAACAGGCCCAGTACCGGGATCCGCGCGTCGACCAGCTCCTCGCCCTGCAGGCGCATCAAGCCCAGGCCGCCGACGCCTACGAGTCCCAGCAGATCCGCTCGGGCCTCAACGGGTTCGCCCAGACCCACGAGTTTTACCCGGACGTCGCGGGCCTGATGGCCGACATCGTGGAGATGCGCGCCGCCCGCAATGAACCCATTGACATGGAGCGTATCTACGCGCAGGCTTGCGCATTGCACGACGGGGTATCCCAGGTGATGTCGCAACGTCGCTCGGGAGCCTCCTCCAGACAGGCTGTCCAGCGAGCACGCCGCGCGGCGGTGTCCGTGGCCGGTGAGTCGACGCCCCATTCGGGCGCCACGATTCCAGAAGGCGACGACATCCGCTCCCTGCTCTCTGCAGCGATGGATCAGCAGACCCGCTGAGTCCGACCTGGGAGAGCACGCACTCCCACCCAGGCACCGAAGAACCCGACGCGGTCGGGCCATCCTCGAAGAGGTCACGGTACCCATCACCGTATCCACTTTAAGGAGGTGCCGCCATGGCATTCCCGAACATCACCGACATCGTCGCCACGACCATCGAGGCGCGGTCAAAGACCATACGGGACAACGTATCCCGCAACAATGCCTTGCTCGCCAAGCTGCAGGAACGCGGCAACACCCGCACGGTCTCGGGCGGCTCACTCATCCTCGAAGAGATTTCCTTTGCGGAGAATGCCAACAGTGGCTGGTACTCGGG